GGTTCTATAAAACTTACCGTGCGATTGAATTTGGTGACAAATATCCTGATGACGAGTTAATTTCTCTTTCTTCTAACCTACCTGAGCTTGAGTACTTAATGGCGGAACTTGCTCGTCCTCGTGTAGATTATGACAATAACGGGCGGGTAAAAGTTGAAAGCAAGAAAGATATGCGTAAACGTGGCATTTCGTCACCGAATAAAGCCGATGCACTCGTAATGTGCTTTGCTCCATTAAAAAACAAATCACTACTGGATATATTATGACCTACGAAACGCACAATGCGACGGCTGAAACAGCAGTGGAAGCTCAGATTCAGCACGCACAGAAACAAATTCACACGGCATTGCCTGCGAAAGTGGTGGATTTTAATCCTCAACATCAGACCGTAACGCTTGCGGTGCAAATCACTCAGCTTTTAGTTGAGGGAGGTGCAGTGCAAATTCCACCGCTTGTTGATGTGCCTGTGGCATTTCCGCGCGGTGGTGGCTATGCGGTGACCTTTCCGCTGAATGCTGGCGATGAGGGGATTGTGATATTTTCGGAACGTTGCATTGATGGGTGGTGGCAATCGGGCCGAGCAAGTGAGCCGATGGATTACCGTCAGCACGATTTATCTGATGGTATGTTTTATCCCTCTATTTGCTCTGTGCCTAATGCGATCAAGGATTTTTATACAGGGGGATTATCAATGCAGTCGCTTGATGGCTCAACCTTTATTCGCGTTACCAATGGCACCATTCATATTAAAGGCAACATTCAGCACGTAGGCGATACAACCCAGTCGGGTAAACACCATTCAACGGGCGTGATTTCGAGTGATGCTGATGTAATGGCTGGAAGTATTTCGGGTAAAAATCATAAACATACTGGCGATAGTGGTGGAAAAACGGGAGTACCCGAATGAGAGTGAGACGGCTAGATAGTAATCACGATTGGACGTTTGGGCAAGGAATAAATAATTACGCCAGAGAAAGCGAGGCGATTGCACAATGTGTCAAAACACGGCTTTGGTCGTTTGTGAATGATTGGTTTTTGAATTTAGAACACGGTATGGATTGGCTTTACTTGAAAGAAAAAGCCAACCTTGATGCGATTGAATTAGCGGTTAAAAAGCAAGTGTTGCAAACAAAAGGCGTGGTGAGAATTACAGATTATCACGCAGAACTCGACCCCAACAGCCGAGTAATAACCATTTCAGTAGATTACCTCGATATTTATGGCGAACGTAACCGTGCTACTGCGGAGAAATAAACAATGAGATTAACTGATAAAGCACAAACAACCCGTTCTTTTACCAAGGACGGGTTTTTAGTTGTTCCTGCTACCCTTTCAAAATTAGGCGTGTTTGATTATCACAACAAGGAACTAGGCAAGGATGGGGAGGGCATTCAGCGCCTGGCAAGAACGGAAAAATCCCTTTTTACCGATGAAACTATCCGCAGTTTTGAGAATGCCCCGATTACAGTAGGTCACCCTGAAGATGATGTGACTGCGGAAAACTGGAAGCGACTTGCGGTGGGTAGTGTGCGAAATGTACGGCGTGATGGTGAGCATTTAGCGGGGGAAGCGTGGATCTACGATGCTGCTGCAATTAAACAAATTCAGCAGTTTGGCATTAAAGAACTTTCTTGTGGCTATCGTAGCGAGCTTTTACCGAGCCAAGAACAGGGAGTAGATTTTGAGATGTCGCCGATGATCGGCAATCACATAGCGATAGTGGCTGACGGTCGCTGTGGTGAGTCTTGTAAGTTAGCCGATGAACAAAAAGGTCAATCAAAAATGAGTGCAACACGTAAATTTTTAGATGCAATCCTTGGTGCGTTCGGCACGAAACTTTCGGACGAACAAGCTAAAGCGGTGGAAGAGAGCGAGAAGGAGTCGGATAAAACCGATGAAAAACCGCAAGAACCACCTGCAGGAGATAAAACTAATCAGGCTGACGGTAAGGATGATGTAAAAGCATTAAAGCAACAGTTGGCGGAAGCTAACTCAAAACTTGAGGCTGAGCAGAAAAAGGTAGCTGATGCGGAAGCGGAAATTGCGAAGCTAAAAAAACAAGTGAGCGATTCCAATAAAACGCTCAAAGATACGCAAACGGAATTAGACAAGCTCAAGACTGGTAAATCAATGGGCGATCAGATGATGAAAGATACACAACCTCAAGCGGTGTCTTTTAATTTTAACGATATGTACAACAAAAAATAAGGTGGTAAAAGATGGCATTTGCACGCAATACATTAACTGCTAGTGCAGGCGATATTGGCAAAGGTGGTTTAGCGAATTCCAAAACCACAGCGAATATGAACACAGGCGAAACACCGCTGGTAGCTGGGCGTTTTGTTGCGATGACAGAAGGCGGTGTTGCAAACTTGACGGCAGGAACTGAGACTGTTGCTGGCGTGGTTGTTCGCTCTGTGCTTAAAGATGACTGGGAGAAGGGCGAACTGGCTGATGTGATGCATATTGGTACAGGCGATTCTATTTGGGTTGAAATTGCTAAAGGCGAAACAGTAAAACGTGGGAATACGGTTCACGTGGTTGCTGTTGCAAGCAGCCAGAAATACGCAGGTCAAGTGCAGGCTCAAGCAGACGGTACAAATACGATTGCAACTTCACTGGTGGTGATTTCAGCAACAGAAACCCTTGCCGAAGTAAGTCGCTTATAAGAAGCGGTTGAATTTTTTTAAAAAATTTACAAAGAGGACATTATATGCCACATATAAACGTACTTCGTACAGCATTGACGGAAGTATCACAACAAATCAATCAAACAAAATATCCTGATATTGTGTTTCCGCAGTTTGTTTATGTAGATCATTCAGGTAATCCGCTAATGGATGAGAAATTGCATTTTTCTGCAGACGTAACGGGCGATCTTGATAATGGGTTAATTACCTATAACACAAACAACTTCGATCAAGTGGGTGTGAATTTCTCTCATACCCGTTCACCGATTGTGACGTGGGCGAAAACGGTGCAATGGCAAGAGATCGAGCTTCAGAAAGCGGCACAGTTGGGCGTAAAACTGGATACGCAAAAAATTATGGCACTAAACCAAAATGCTCAACAAACTTTGCAAAAAGTGGCTTTTTTAGGGCATAAGCAAGATACTCGCTTACAAGGGTTGTTAAATTCAAGCCAGATTGAAGTGTACACGCCTAAAGGAAAAGCGAAATCGGTGTCTGCAATGACTTTTGATGAAAGTGTGGCCTTTTTTGAAGACCTCTTCTTGCGTGCAATGGAAAAAACCTACCGTATTCAAGCACCGAATACCTTTGCATTAGATTCGATGGATTATGCTCATTTAGGCTTAATTACGCGCGAAAACGCCATTAACGAAACCACCGCTTTAGAGCATTTAACCAAAAAATTAAGCGGTGCTGCAGGTAAAGCGGTGGAAATTAAAGCGTTACCAAGCAATTTTGGCTCATTAGTCACTAACGGTAAAAACCGTGCAGTGGTTTATATCAATGACCAGAACTATGTATCAATGGATGTTCCGCAAGCACCAACCGTGTTAGGTGCAGAGAAAAAAGGCATTATGACCTATGAATCTGGCTTAAAAATGGTGTTTGGTGGTGTAGTATTCCACGAGCCACAATCAGCACTTTATGTAGATTACTAAGGAGGAAACAATGCCAACAGTGGAAGCCTATGATTTAACTCAGCGTTATCCCGAATTTGAAAAGGTCGATTATGAAAAAATCGACCTTTTTTTATTGGATGCTCAAATGGAAATTAGCCCATCACGCTGGGGAAAACTTTATCAGCGTGGCGTGTTGGCATTAACCGCCCATTTGTTGCGATTAAACCAATTATCGACCGAATCGCAAGGGGAAGCGAACCGACCGCTTGCGAGCGAATCTGTGGGCGAATTATCGGCAAGTTATCAGCCTTCAACCCTTACGGGTACAAATGCGGATTATCAATTAACTGCGTATGGGCAGGAATACTTGCGATTGCGTAAATTAGTAGGTGTAGGAGTGATGGTGGTATGAGTTTACTTAATCAAAAAGCCCGCTTTGCTTCAAGTAAATTTAGGCGTGAAATCAAGGTTAAACGGTTACAAGGCGAACATTCGGCAAAGGGTTTTGAGGCCCATTATACTGAAGAAACGCAAGTGGCAATTGTTATGCCAACCACCAGCAATGATGTGGCGTTATTACCTGAAGGCGAGCGTTATTTACCAAGCCTGAAGATTTTTACGATGTCGCCGTTAAATATCGGTGATTTGGTACATTTCAGAGGGTTTGATTATCGGGTTTCTGCCCGCTCAGATTGGGGAGATTATGGATACTTTAACCAAATCGCAATTCGACATCGTCCGACTGCGAAAGTTGATTCAACAGGCTTTGAAGTTACCTGATGGAGTGGTGATTGGTGGGCATTTACCTGAGCAATTAAACACCGCATTTATTACGGTAGACATTGCTTTTTCCACCGAAATTGGGCAAAGCCGACGTGTCTATTTGCCTAATGAGGTGGAGCAGATTCACTCCTCGTTGCTATCTACTCTTTCCATCTCTTGTTATGGCAAGAATGCCTACCAACAAGCAGTCAAAGTTCGCAATATTTTGCAAAGTTCACGTCTGATTGAGGGGCTAAGGGTAATGCAGGCGGGTATCGTTCGTTTTTCAGATGTGCGTAATTTAACGGCAACGGTGGGGGCGGATTATGAAGAACGGGGGCAGTTTGATTGCGTTATTTCTCACGCTCATATCGTGCAAACGGAGCTAGAGGAAATTCGTTCTGTGGAGCTAGGTGGCTCAATCTCGGTTGAAGTCACTGGGCATAATTAAAATTTTCAATTAAGGAAACAATATGGCACTTTCAATTAGTAATATTGTAAATGTTCAATTAAACACCGTTCCAAAATCGGTGGCTCGTAAGTCTTTTGGCATTGTGGCACTGTTCACACCAGAAGCGGGGCAAGCATTTACTGATGCAAAAACGCGTTATGTTTATGTCGAAAGCCAGAAAGATGTGGAGCAGCTTTTTGGCACAAATTCGGAAACGGCAAAAGCGGCACAGCCATTCTTTGCGCAACGCCCTCGTGCGAAGCAACTGATTATTGCTCGTTGGCAAAAAGATCGTGCAACCATCAACGCAACCAATAATGCTTTACGTGGTGCAACGCTTTCTGATGATTTAGAAACGTTTAAAGCGGTAATCAATGGCCGTTTTGCCTTAACCATTGGTAGTGAAATCAAAAAAGTAGAAGGGTTAAACTTCTCAAGATTAGCTGATTTCAATGCAATCGCAGCCCAAATTCAAGAAAAACTGACGGCACTTTCTGTGCAAGCCACGGTTTCTTATGATGCTCTTGGTAATCGCTTTATGATTGAAGCGGCAACAAGCGGTGAAAATAAAGACACGCAAATCTTCTATGCAATCAATGAGGCAGGTGAGGGCGAATATATCGGTGGCTTGTTGAAGTTAGAAGAAGGACAGGCACTACGTGTGCTGGGTAAAGATGCGGTTTCGTTAAAAGCAGAAAAACTGGAAGAAGCCTTATTCCACGTGGCGGAAGTAGACAATAGCTGGTATGGCTTTACGGTGGCGGCACAATTAACCGATGCACAGGTAGAAGCGGCTGCAAAATATGCTCAAACGAACACAAAAATGTTTGGAGCGAACGTGATTCGTGAAGAGCAGTTAGAGTGGTCCACTGATAACGTGTATAAAAAATTGATGGATGCAGGGTGCGACCATACGTTGGCAATGTTCGACAAAAATGACCTTTACCCAGCCTCTTCAGCTTTGGCACGTTTACTTTCAACTAACTTTGCGGCAAATAACTCAACGCTCACGTTGAAATTCAAACAACAACCAACGATTACGGCTGATGAAATTACCGCAACCGAATTTGCAAAAGCCAAACGACTCGGTATTAACGTATACACCTATTTTGATGATGCCGCGATGATTGCTGAAGGAACGGTCATGGGTGGTAAATTCGCCGATGAAATTGTGATCTTGGACTGGTTTGCCGATGCGGTACAAATCATCCCACCACGCAAATTGCCACAAATCAAAACCGCGATGCGTTTATCGGGTTTAGAACCTCTCAATATTGATGATGAAAGCCTGTTCGTGAATGTGGGCGAGCGTAATAACGTGACGGGTTCGGCAAAATTCAAACGCTTAATTAAAGAAGATAAATTTGCTGAAGCCATTGAAATTGCTATCGACCAAGTAGAAAACGGCGCACAAGTCATTGACGTCAATATGGACGAAGCCTTGCTCGACGGCAAAAAATGCATGACCCGTTTCCTCAACATTATGGCGACGGAACCCGATGCGGCCAAAGTGCCAGTGATGATTGACTCGTCTAAATGGGAAGTAATTGAGGCAGGTTTACAGTCGGTGCAAGGTAAACCGATTGTGAACTCTATCTCGTTGAAAGAGGGCGAGGAAAAATTTATCCATCAGGCTAAATTGGTGCGTAAATACGGTGCAGCCGTTGTGGTCATGGCATTTGATGAAGTAGGGCAGGCTGATACCGAAGAGCGTAAAGTCGAAATCTGTACCCGTGCTTATAACATCTTAGTCAACCAAGTCGGCTTCCCGCCGGAAGACATTATTTTCGACCCGAATATTTTCGCCATCGGCACCGGGATTGAAGAACACAACAACTATGGCGTAGATTTTATTAACGCCACCGGTCGTATTAAACGCTCTTTACCGCATGCAAAAATTTCGGGCGGTGTGTCAAATGTCTCTTTCTCTTTCCGTGGAAATAATGTCATGCGTGAGGCTATTCACGCTGTCTTCCTCTATCATGCAATTAAACAAGGCATGGATATGGGGATCGTGAACGCAGGACAGCTCGCGATTTACGATGATCTGGATCCAGAATTACGTAACGTGATAGAAGATGCTGTATTAAACCGTACGCCGGATGGCACAGAGCGTTTATTAGATATTGCGGAAAAATATCGCAACCAAGGCAACGATGAAAGTGCGGTGGATTCTGTGGCCGAATGGCGCACGTGGCCGGTGGAAGAACGCTTAAAACACGCGCTAGTGAAGGGCATTACTACGCATATCATTGAAGATACCGAAGAGGCGCGCCAAAAATTGCCAACGCCGTTAGAGGTAATCGAAGGCCCGCTCATGGCAGGCATGGACGTGGTGGGCGATTTGTTCGGCGACGGTAAAATGTTCCTGCCGCAAGTGGTGAAATCGGCACGCGTAATGAAACAATCGGTGGCGTATTTAGAGCCGTTTATTAACGCGACCAAACAAAAAGGCTCAAGCAATGGTAAAGTGGTGATCGCCACCGTGAAAGGCGACGTGCATGACATCGGCAAAAACATCGTGAGCGTGGTGTTGCAATGTAATAACTTTGAAGTGATTGACTTAGGCGTTATGGTGCCAGCGGACAAAATCATCCAAACCGCTATTGATGAAAAAGCCAACATTATCGGCTTAAGCGGTTTGATTACCCCGTCCCTTGATGAAATGGAATACTTCCTCGGCGAAATGACACGTTTAGGTTTGGACTTGCCTGTGTTGATTGGCGGTGCAACCACGTCCAAAGAACATACTGCGATTAAACTTTATCCAAAATACAAGCAACATGGTGTGTTCTATACCTCTAATGCATCAAAAGCAGTAACGGTTTGTGCAACTTTAATGAACCCAGAAGGTCGTGTAGCATTGTGGGAACAATTCAAGAAAGATTACGAAAAAATCCAACAATCTTTTGCAAATCGTAAACCGCTACGTAAACAGCTTAGTATTGAAGAAGCTCGCGCAAACCGCTTTGATGGTTTTAGTTGTGAATGGGCAGATTATGTGCCGCCAACACCAAACCAAACAGGCATCGTGGAATTTAAAAATGTGCCGATTGCCGAGCTGCGTAAATTTATCGACTGGTCGCCATTCTTCCGTATTTGGGGCTTGATGGGCGGCTATCCTGATGCCTTTGATTATCCAGAAGGAGGCGAAGAAGCACGCAGAGTGTGGAATGATGCACAAGTGGTATTGGATGAATTAGAACAAAACCACAAACTCAATCCAAGCGGCATTTTAGGCATTTTCCCTGCAGAACGTGTGGGCGACGATGTAGTGCTTTTCTCTGATGAAGAACGCACACAAACCATTGGCACAGCTTACGGCTTACGCCAACAAACGGAACGCGGAAAAAACAGCAAAAGCCCATTTAACTTCTGCTTAAGCGATTTTATCGCCGATCGAGAAAGCGGTAAAAAAGACTGGTTCGGCATGTTCGCTGTGTGTGCCGGTGTTGAAGAAATGGATTTAGTGGAAGGCTACAAAGCCGCAGGCGATGACTACAACGCTATCTTGCTACAAGCCGTAGGCGACCGTCTCGCTGAAGCTATGGCTGAATACCTGCACTTTGAACTCCGCACCCGCATTTGGGGCTATACGCAAGAGGAATTCGACAACCAAGGTTTAATCAACGAAAACTATGTCGGCATCCGCCCTGCACCGGGCTACCCAAGCTGCCCTGAACATACAGAAAAAGCCTTAATTTGGGATTTATTAGAAGTAGAACAACGTATCGGCATGAAACTCACCGAAAGCTACGCCATGTGGCCTGCAGCATCCGTCTGCGGTTGGTACTTCACCCACCCTGCAAGCAACTATTTCACACTTGGTCGCATTGATGAAGACCAAGCTCAAGATTATGCCAAACGTAAAGGCTGGGATGAGAGAGAGATGATGAAATGGTTGGGTGTGGCGATGAAGTAAAAACTCATCAGAAATTGACCGTACTTGTAGGGTAGGATTTATCCCACCTTTTATTAAATGGACAGCTAATATGAAAAAACTTCCTAATATATACCAGCATATTTTTCCTCTAAGTAACTTTCAAACTATAAAGGAATATTTTGAATATTTTATTTTTAGAAAGAATATTGCTGACTTAGATAAACCCTTGTTTAATTCTAGTAATAGAAAACTCTGGTTAGAGGATTATCCCACACTTGATTGTTTCCCAAAAACTTTAAGCTACATTGATGATCCAAATTCCTTTCCTTTATCAGAAGTAGCTAAGGAATTAGCCAATGTAGAATTGTATTTACCTAAAAATGAAATCCTGTTTCACTCAGGTAACTTACCGAATGAAGTTTCTTTAGCTATAGGACAGGAATTCCAATTAAAGGAAATCTTCTCTGCAACATTAGACCCCTATATTGCAAATGTCCACGATAGTGATGATGATATTTACTGGTATATACAAATCAAAAACGAGAATATTAGATGTTTACCTATTCCAGATGAATATGGAGAGTATGAAGTTATTATCTTAGATTCTCCAATAGCAAAAATAGTTGATATAAAGACTGCTCAAAGAGATAAGATGTGGCTAGGAGATATATATTACAAACCAGAAAACAAAACTATCATTTATGTTAATTTATATTAATAAACATTAGGAGAAATTTATGGGAAATAACATTAAAGCCCAAATTGGCAAAACTAATATTTCTGGTGATGGAAATAATATTAAGCAAATTGGCTACGGAAATCAGAATAATAGTAATAACATTGTATATAATCACTATCATCAAACCAATCAAAATTCATCATCAGATGGAAATAAGCTTATTCTATTTGGAATTTTTATAACTGGATTCATAATATTTATGAATTATATTCTATTTAAGCATGCATATTATATATCAAATATAATTAAGTACATTCATGCAAGCCTAGTATTAATACCTATAGCTTTATATAATATTTATAAAAAAGAAGCATTGTCAAAAAACAATATTTTAAAATCATCACTTATATTAATTATAGGAGCGCTATCATTTATATGTGTAAAAGAATTATTCACGATGAATGAGTTTAAGGCATTAGCTAATCACGCATATAATAAAAACCTTTCAGAATATTGGAATATGCAAAGAGAGTGGAAGATAATATCTATTTATTTCCTTATTGGAACAACATTGATCACACTATTACTTGGTATAAATATATTTTTCACAATTGCATTCTTTAAATATTCATTAACATTAGAAAAAGTCATAAATTTAACAGGTATAATCATCATTTTTTTACTAGCAATTCTTATTTTCTATTTTATTATTTTTGATAAAGCTAATTTTATTATCGCTTATGGAAATACAAGGATTTTCATAAATTGAGGTTACATCTTCGTATTTTATTTTTTCTTCTGATAGTTTTAAGTCTTCCATTAGTTTTATATATAAGGCATAGCTATAGTATTCAGCTTGAC